GACCAGTACAACGTCGTTCAGGTAGGCGTCATGCCTGCTGGACCGTCCAGTGGTCTGTCTGCCGTACAGGTGTTCAGCTCTGATGACGCTGTGTTCAATGCAGCCGTTGACGTACCGTTGAACAACGTGTGGGCAACCACTTTCGGCGCTGTGTCAGCGGCTATCACCACACCCCAGACGAGCGGTTTCTCTCCGATGGGTCGGTATCTGATCGTGCGTGCTACGAACGCTGATGGTGTGAACGCTCAAGGTGCGGGCGCGTTCATCCGCGTCACCGCATACCCATTCGTTTAAGGATCGCTCTATGCCAAGCGGAATCATCGTATCCGACCTCATCCGGTCGTCCATGCGCCTAATCGGTGCCATCGGCACTGGCGAGACCCCAACGGCTGACGAAGTCAACGATGGTCTGCTGGTGCTCAACGACATGTTGGAGAACTGGTCTACCGAAACCCTCTCTGTGTGGGGCTCCAGCAACCAGACTTTCAACACGGTTGCTAATCAATCCGTATACACTATCGGACCAACTGGCAATTGGGTTACTACGCGGCCTCAGGACATCGACGACGCCTACTGCACCTTCTCTGGTGTAGACTTTCCCATCAAGGTCATCAGCCAGGAGCAGTACAACGAGATCAACCTGAAGACGATGAAACAGCCCATCGTGGAGCGCCTGCTCTATGTGAACGAGTTCCCGCTGGGGATCATCACGTTGTGGCCTGTTCCTACGCAATCCATGCCGTTGACGCTGACCATGAACCGTATCCTGAGCTTCCCCGTGCTGGCTACTGACACGCTGGCAGGGCCTCCAGGGTTCTTGAAGGCGCTGCGGTACTGCCTCGCAGTGGAGTTCGCCCCTGAGTTCGGTGTGGAGGCTAGCAATACGGTTATCCAGGTTGCTGCTGATGCCAAGGGGGATTACAAGCGCGCGAACCTGCCTCTGTTGGTGGCAGGCTACGACGATGCGCTGACCGTGCCTCAAGTGGCGCTCTACCAGCGAGGATACTGATATGGCTCAGTTCCCTTTCGTTGGGGGCAGCTACCAAGCCCGAAGCGCCGCGTTCGATGCAGAGCAGTGCGTGAACCTCTACCCTGAGATGGGCGGACCCACCAGCAAGTCAGTCACAGCGCTGATTGGTACTCCAGGCAAGCGCTTGTGGGCTACATTAGCTGGTGCAGGTGGTGTAAGAGGCCTCCTACGATTCAGTTCGCTCCAAGCCGTCGCAATCTCCGGTTCTAGAGTGTACTTGCTGGATACTTCGGGCGTTAGTACTCTGGTTGGGAGCATAGACACGCTACCTACTCCCGTAGGTCTCGCCAGTAACGGTACTCAGGTCATGATAGTTACCGGCCCCAATGGATACGTGCTGACCCCTAGCACCGGGGTCTTGACTCAGATTACTGATCCAGACTTCACGGGCGCAGACACAGTACAGTTCATCGACGGTTATTTCGTTTTCAATAAGACGGGTACTGGCCAATTCCAGATAACGGCGTTGTATAACACCACTATCGACGGGTTAGATTTTGCCACTGCTGAAGGCGCCCCAGACTTGCTCTTGTCGGTACTCGTAGATCACCGAGAGCTGTGGCTTTTTGGGGAGACTAGCACCGAAGTGTTTTTCAATAGTGGTAACTCGGACTTCCCATTTGAGCGTATCAATGGTGCGTTCATCGAACAGGGTTGCGCTGCGAAATTCAGCCCGGCCAAGATGGACAACACCGTGTACTGGCTCACCGCTGACGAACGTGGTCAAGGCACGGTGCAGCGTGCGCAAGGATACAGCCCCCAACGGGTTAGCACCCACGCTATCGAATACGCTCTTGGTCAGATGCCCCGTATTGACGATGCAGTGGCGTATACGTACCAACAGGAAGGCCACTCGTTTTACGTGCTGAACTTCCCAACTGCTCAGAAGACATGGGTCTACGACGCGGCTGTGAACTTGTGGCACGAACGTGCGTGGCTCGATCCGGTGTCCAGCGTTTTGAAACAGGATCGTGCAATCTGCCAGATGGCCTTCGCAGGTGAAACGATTGTTGGCGATTGGGAAACGGGTAATCTCTACGTTCTTGACTTGGACTACTTCACCGATAACGGTGCCCTCATACCTCGTATCCGGTCGTGCCCCCACATATCCAGTCCCGATTACAAGCAGCAGTTCTTCGCATCATTACATGTGGATATGCAAGCTGGTGTCGGTCTTACCACTGGTCAAGGCAGCGACCCCAAGGCGATGCTACAGTGGTCCACTGACGGTGGTTACTCCTGGAGCAACGAACTCTGGGCCTCCATTGGCAAGATAGGCGAGCGTCGTGCGCGTGTGAAATGGCGTAGACTTGGACGTAGTCGAGATAGGGTATTTCGAGTCACAATCACTGACCCCGTGCGTGTGGCTATCATTGGAGCCAGCGTGCACCTGGCTGAGGGCGTGTCATGACAGACCCACTGCGTTTCGTACCCCCGCGAGTAGCCTTCGTTGATCCACGCACAGGCATGATCACCCGTGAATGGTACCTGTTCTTGCAAGGCGTGTTCACTCGGGTAGGTGGCGCGAACGGTGCCAGCACGCCAGATATCATGGTGAGTCTGTTCGAAGACGCAGGTAGCAGTGAAACCAACGCGCTGATCTTCGAACTAGGGCAGTCGGTTGGGCAGAACCCTCCGCAGATTATGTCCGATACCTTTCAAGACCTTGCCCCTACTGCCCAAGGTACTCAGATAGACAATATCACTGCTGAGCTCTCTGCATTGCAAGACCGGGTATCCGAACTGGTCAAAGAGTTAGATTCCATCAAACAAGGCCCGTCCGTATAGGAGCACTCCATGTCGGTTACCGCAAAAACACTATTCCAAGCTCTTCAAGCCCAGAACACTGAAACCACTCAGTACACTGCACCAGCGGGTACACGCACTATCCTCGACAAGTTGACAGGCACAAACACCACGGCTGCTGTTGCGACCCTAACGGTCAAGCTGGTAGCCTCAGGTGGTGCTGCTGGTGCAGCCAACACTATCGTGTCGGCCAAGACGCTACAGCCCGGCGAGGCGTACACGTTCCCCGAAGTGGTGGGTCACGTGCTCAACCCAGGAGACTTTATCAGTACCCTCGCTGGTACTGCTGCTGCGATCACCATCCGTGCCAGTGGACGAGAGATCAGCTAAATGCCACATCCAGGCGAACTCCTCGCACTGCTGTCCGCCACTGCTCCAAGTACTGGCGTGGCAGTGGGCGATTCACCTTTCACCTACATAGCCTCAGACAACGGCACTGTCGTGCTGCGTGGTGGTCTGGTATCAACCGTGGAAATCGGGCGTAGTGGTTCCTTCACCACTGCTGGCATACTCAACGGGGCTGTACCTGTGTCCAAGGGGGATCAGATACGTGTCACCTACGCTACGTGGTGGCCTACCATGACATTCTTCAAGGGGTAGTGGTGAACGAAGTTACCATAACGAACCAACAGGCTACCGAAGCCATACAAGCCCTGACGGTCAACGGGGTTGCAGGCGCTGAGGTAGTCATGTTGTCTCACGAGCAGGCCTCGTGTCCTGTGAACCACTACTTCGGCCCTGGGATATACATCCGCGAAGTGTCTATAGCTGCTGGCGTATTCGCCATTGGGCACAGGCAAACCCAGGAGCACGTGAACATCATGCTCAAGGGCAGCGTGCTCATGATGAACGAAGACGGCACCACGTACCAACTGAACGCGCCTCTGCTGTTCACTGGCAAACCCGGTCGCAAGATGGGGTACATCCTGGAGGACGTGGTGTGGCAGAACGTATACGCAACCACCGAACGCGATGTGCAGGTGCTCGAGAGCATGTTCCTGGACAAATCCCCCGCATGGGTTGACGCGAACGAGATGCGCATGAAATCAGAGTACGTACTGCACGAGGCGGACCGTGCTGATTTCGCTGACGTGTTGTTCAGGGCAGGGTTCTCTGCAGAAACAGTCCAGCGCCAGTCGGAGAACACCAGCGACCAGCGCCCTATGCCCGGTGGTGCGCAGAGGTTCAAACTAGGCCAGTCCCCGATACATGGTACAGGGGTGTTCGCTACTGCCAACATAACAGCCAACGAGGTAATCGGGCCCGCTCGGATCGAAGGGTTGCGTACCCCGTTGGGTCGGTACACAAACCATTCCAAGACCCCGAACGCCTATATGCGGCTCCATGGTAGTGGCGATATCAGCCTCGTAGCTCTCAAGGACATCTCAGGCTGCAACGGTGGTCGGGACGGAGATGAGGTGACAATAGACTACAGGCAGGCTCTAAGACTATCTGGGATAACCTGCACAACCATAGGAGAACTAACATGAGTGGAATAGCAACAGCAATCGTAGGTTCCGCAGTTGTTGGCGGTCTTATGAATAAGCAGTCTGCAGGAAGCGCAGCAGATGCACAGATTCAGTCCTCCAATGCTGCCAACGCTACGCAGCTCGAGATGTTTAACCAGAACCGCGCGGACCAACAGCCGTGGCGTGACGCTGGTACCACTGCGCTCGGCCAGCTCGGAGCAGACACAAAGGCAGGAGGTGACTTCAACCGTGATTTCACGCTGGCTGATTTCACCAAAGACCCCGGCTACGACTTCCGCATGCAACAAGGCCAGCGAGGTTTGGACTCGAGTGCCGCTGCTCGTGGTGGTGCCCTCAGCGGTGCTGCTATCAAGGCATCTGAACGGTATAGCCAGGACTACGCTTCCGGTGAATACCAGAACGCCTACAACCGGTTCAACGCCGACCGTACAGCCCGGTTCAACCGTCTGTCTTCCATCGCTGGCCTAGGTCAAACAGCTACGAACCAAGTAGGTGCGCAAGGTGCGCAAGTGGCGTCCAGCATCGCAGAGAACCAGATCGGTGCTGGTAACGCTCGTGCCAGTGGGTACATCGGGCGAGGTAACGCGATGAGTAGCGCAGCGAACACGCTGGGTAATTGGGCCATGAATAGCCAGTACATGAATCAGGGTTGGAACCCGTATGCGTACAGGCCAGCGCAGAGTAATAGCGTACAGCTAACAGACGGTACATCGTTCTACGGTTGAAAGGAATATAGCATGCCAGTAAATCCGTCAATCGCGATGTCGGGTCGTCAGTTCCAACTGGACAACCCCATCGACGTACAGGGCAAGGTCGCTACGTTGCGCCAGCTCGCAGGCCAGCAAGAGCTCCAGCAGATGCAAATCCAACAGGCCCAGCGCAACCAGGATCAAGAGAACACCCTTGCTGATCTGTACAGAGGGAACGTGAACCCCGACGGTACAGTCAACCGTCAGGGCGTACTATCCGGCGCTGCTCAGCATGGCTTGGGTTCCAAGATTCCAGGTATGCAGAAGCAGTTCGCTGACGCTGACAAGGCTGCCGCTGATGTAGGTCATGTAGGCGCACAAACAGACGAGCTCAAGTGGAAGGTAGCCAAGGGCAAGATCGATGCATCTGGCGCTGCTCTGAGCTCTCTGCTAGCTAACCCTAACGTGACGCACGACGACGTGATCAACACGATGGTGGGTCTGGTGAAGCAGGGTATCGTGACCCCAGAGCAAGGACAGCAGGCTATCCAAGAGCTGCCCGGTGACCCAGTGCGGTTGCGTCAGTACCTCGTACAGAAGGGCATGGAGAACGTTGATGCAGGCAAGCGCATGGAGCTAATGGCACCCAAGCGTACCGAAGTCAACGACGGCAAGACCACATTGTTCGTGGACGTTAACCCGTACACGAACCCTCAAGGGCCTGCGCCTATCAAGATGCAGACCACTCCAGGCCAGGATCAGAGCAACGCAACGACTCTACGTGGCCAGAACCTTGTCAACGCACGGGCATTGGACGCCAACGGGATTGCCCAGACGTCAGCACGTACACAGGTCGTAGAAGGCCCTGATGGGTTCATGCTCCTCGACAAGGGTACAGGCTTGGCTCGTCCTGCTGCTACCGCGAACGGTGCCCAGGTGCAGGGCAAGGACCCCGGTCTGAATGACACGCAAGCTAAGGCGCTGCTCTTCGGCTCCCGTATGCAACAGGCCGACAAAATCCTGACTCAGCTGGCTGCTCAAGGAACGGTGCGCCCTTCGGTTGTCAAGCAAGCCGTTGAAGGCATCCCCCTGATTGGTGGTGCGCTAAGTGCTGGTGCCAATGCTACATCCAGCCCTCAACAGCAACAGGTTGAGCAAGCTCAGCGGGACTTCGTCAATGCCGTGCTGCGTCGTGAGTCCGGTGCTGCCATCAGCCCGTCTGAATTTGAAAGCGCTAAGAAGCAGTACTTCCCCTCCGTGGGTGATTCTGAGGCAGTCATCCAACAGAAAGCGTACAATCGCCAGCTTGCCACACGGGGCCTGATGGCTGAAGTGCCTGCCAAGCGACGTGACTCGATTACGAATCCTACTGCTGATGACTCGGGCTTGCCTGCTGATATCGCGGCTATTCTCAAGAAGCACGGAGGTAAGTGATGGCTACCCAAGACGATATCATCCAGGCGATACGTGCTGCTGACAAGGCAGGTGATTCGGCCTCTGTGCGCAAGCTCGGTGCCTACCTGAAGACCATGCCTGCTCAAGCGGCTCCTGAACAGACCTATGACCCCACAGAGGGTATGAGCACAACGGACAAGTTCCTGGCTGGTGCTGGCAAGGCGTTTGCAGACGTGGGTCGTGGTGTAGGCCAGCTCGCACGCAACGTGATGCCCGACAAGGCTGCTGACGCCATCGGCCTGCCCACGCAAGCAGATATCGACGAAGCCAAGCGCTTGGACGCTCCGTTGATGCGTACCACTGCTGGCACCGTAGGTAACGTCACGGGCAATGTAGCGGCTGCTCTGCCTGCCATGTTCGTACCCGGCGCTCAGGGGCTTGCTGGTGCTGCCCTGACGGGTGGTGTCATGGGGCTGACGCAGCCAGTGGCCAGCGACGAGTCCCGGCTGAAGAACGTGGTGCTGGGTGCTGGTGCTGGTGCTGGTGGCGTGCTGGCTGGTCGGGTGCTGGCTGCTGGTGCCAAGGGTGCCAAGGCGTTGGTAGAGCCCTTTACAGACAAGGGTAGACAGGCCATTGCCGGACGCACCTTGGACCGATTTGGCGTTCAAGCGGGCGACCTTGCAGGCGTCACGGGCGCACCAACGGCGACAGGTGCTGTACCCACGCTGGCAGAACAGATTGCACGTCCCGA